TTCCATATCCTTTAAGTCATAGTAATCTCCAATTTTCTCAATTGAAACTTTATCGTTTTTACCCATTTTTGAAAAGACGATAGCAACATCTTCGTCACTTGCTCCTCTCATGTCAATGGTTTCTTCGTCGTCAGCCCCTACCATACCAACATCCGCCATTTCGTCGTCTTCTACGTCATCCATTTCGTCGTCTTCTACGTCATCCATTTCGTCGTCTTCTACGTCATCCATTTCGTCGTCTTCTACGTCAAAAGTTTCTTCATCATCAACCTCAACGTCTTCTTCTCCCTCAGGCGATGCAATAACCGCCTCTTCTTCATCATCAACCTCAACCTCATCTTGTTCTTTCAGAGATTCTTTTACTAAAGAATTGATTTCTTGCCTCATTGTCGATGCAAGTATTCCTTTTGCATTTTCTTTAAGAGCGTCCTCCAAATTTTTCATTTGAATAACTGCCTCTTCTACTACTGTTTTTCTACTCATTTATAGTTTGTTTTATCAAATAAATATAATGACTTTAGAAAAAAATCATTTTTTTTAATAATGAGAATAAAAAAAGGGGAAAAGTTTAAAACTAATCCCCTTTTGAAAATTTTAAAAACCTAAAAGTTATTCTATCACCTCATCTATTTTACTTTCGGTAATTGAAGTAATCCTCCAATCCATGGTGTAATTTTCATAAACTTTAGTTACTTTAGCTTCTACATCAGTTGGTGTATAACCCAATACTAACTTTTCTTCTTTTACTTTTTTAACTTTACCTGATTCTGAATCTAATAAATCAGATGTAATTTTTGCGACAAAATATTTTTCTCCTTGTTCCATAATTTTATTTATTTCAAATAATCGGACAATCTTTTCATTAAGTCAAGAGATTTATTTCCAGTTTCTCCAATATTTCTTTCTACTGCCATTTTTTTATCTTCTTCTAAATTTTCATCAAATTTTATTCTATCATTTTTATCTAAAAATAGATAAGCCCCTGGAGTTGATGGTGATGATACTAAATCAAAACAAATAAGTTCAAAATCATCCTGTACTTCGTTTTGTTCCCCAACCTTTTTTAATGAACCAACTCCCCTAGAAGATATACCTAAAGTAACACCTTGTCTTAAGTAGTTAGCTGCCATATCCCCTTTTGTTGATACAATCCCTCTTTCGTGAAATCCAGGACTTGTAAGTAATTTTAATTTTCCTAAAAGTACAGGACCGTCCCACCATACCTCAGTTATTATATGAGACACTCTATCAAGATCTATAAGTGAAGATTCAGGGTGATTAAGTTCTGACAGAGAAGTTCCTTTCTCAATCAATTTTTTATAATTTTCGGCCTCTCTTTTTAATACTTTTTCTGGATATATTCTACCATTTCTATTTGGTGTATTATATTTTTGTAAAACAGCGTAAAATTCAAATGGTTTTGAGTGGTCTAAAAATGTTTTAGATTCCATTATGTAGTGATTACTTTCTGTTTTTGGGTTGATATACCCAGCGTCGTATTCAATAAGGATTCCTTTACCGGTTTCGTTTGGTCCTAAAATTTTCATGTTTAAATTTTATTATAAATATTAAACTTTTTCGGTTTTTACCTTTATTTGTTTAGAATTTCCATTTTTAGTTAAATAACATTTAAAATATTCATTTTTATTTAGAACATCATCATATATGTTTTTAATTAAAGATTTTAGTGATTTTTTTAATTTTGGCGACTTAAAGTCAATTTCTTCTACCAAATAAAAATTTATTTCTAAATTCATAAATGATTTCTTTTTTAGTTGTAATCCGCTTGTCCTTAAATCAAGATCAACAATAAATTTTTCATCTAACAAATTCCTATCTACATTATGGTAAATAGTGTGTTTTATTGATCTATTCATGTTTAAAACAACCCTCGTCCAATTTTCCGAGTCTTTTTTTGGTTCTACCCAAGTTTGTAAGTTTAAATAAAGTGATTTAAATTCTTTTGAGTCTACAGTCCCATATGTAATTTTTGATGTTCTGAATCCATTGATTTTTGTCGTTTTTCCTTTTTTCATATTTTTTTTTCATGTCGAAATAGTTTATTTTAAATAAATTTACTTAATTTTGGAGTATATATCAATATAAATAAATTTATAATCAACATATGTTAATAGTCAAAGTAAAGAAAGGTGATATTGAGAGATCTTTAAAAGAGTTAAAAAGTAAGGTAATTAAAACAAGACAAAATAGTTTATTAAATGATCTAAAAGAATATAAAAAAAAATCTGTCATTAAAAGACAGATTTTAAATAAAGCAAAATATCGACAAAAAAACTTTAATAATCTTTAAAGACTTTCATTTAAATTTTTTAGTTTAACATATGAAATTTTATTAAAAGTTTCATTTTTAACTTTTTCTATTGTCTCTAATATTGTTTTCTTTACTTCGTTATCGGACTCAGAAATTAAGATACTATCAAGTCTTTTTAATGTATTTTCTTTAATAAAGTCAAATTTAACGATAAGTTTATTTTCATCCTCTTTTATAATTGTCATTAATTCTTTTTTTTCAGATTCGCTAATATTTGATAAAAATTCATTTACCGTTTTATTTGCAACATCCACCATATCTTGTAAAGGAACATTAATTATTTTTCCTTTTTCCGATATAACCTCCACAGACTTTAAAGACTCAACAATTTTTTTTCTACTTTGTAATTTATTTTCTAACATAACAACACTATTAGAAAATAAATTATCAATCTCCTCATAGTTATTTTTAGTTTTTATGTTATTAATCCACATTTTAATTTCTTCTAAATTTTTTTTAGAAATTTTATTAAAAGTGTTTTCATAAATAATAATTGACTCATTAATAAAATCATTTGCAACGGATTCTGATAACCCTTTCTTTGAAGAAAGTTCGTCATACAAAAAATAAAGTTTACTTATATTTTTATTTTTTTTTACTAATTCGTTAAATATAAAAATATTATCTTTAAATGTATTTTTATTGTATGATTCAATTAAACACTTTTCTATTTTAGATTTTAAAATTCCAAACTTCATAATTTTTTTTATTATAAATATTAGCTATTTAGTAATTTATCTAACTCGTTTTCTATATCCCCTAAAGAATTTGAGGCTTTTGATAAATCTATATACTCATCTTCTGTTATATCGTCACTTTCTAAAAGTAAATTTAAATTATCTTTTTTAAAGTTTTCAGGGATTGGGGGTCCTCCGCCTTCAGATCCTCCCCCTCCTGGCGGTGGTGGTGGTGCCCCTCCTGGCGGTGGTGGTGCTCCTGCTCCTCCTTCGGCTGGTGCCGCTCCCGCGGTTTGGGTGCTACCTGTTTGTACTTTATACAATTTGTCCACAGTATCAAAGAAACCTGTGTGTGTTATGATGGTTGGGGTATTTGCTAATTCAGCGGCCACCGCTCTTTCTAATCTTATTTGTTGTAATTCCATTTTAATTTCTTCATCTGAGAATCCAAAAATATGTTTCTTAGCCCAAGTTGCCGATGTTGGTTGTAATGAGTTAGGTATTTCTGTAACCATATCTTTATATAACAAAACTTTTTCTTTCCAAACCTCAACCATTAATAAATCAGCTTGTTTAGATGGGTTGGTTAAACCTAATGTAAAGTTTTGTAATTCATCTTCAAATCCTAAAAGGAATAAATGTATAATTGCAATTTTATTTAATTCAGCAATAACACTTTTTTGTATTTTGTGTATTGTTCTTGCAAATCTAATATCAAGTAATGAAAGATTTTTTCCATCACCAACAGGTTCCTCAAAACCTAAATAAGCTTTAGGTATTCTTAATGCGGTTAAAAGTTTCTTTTGTATATATTCAATATCGGCAATTTCCGATAAGTTAGCGGCCCCTGCCAATGTTTCAATTGGCATTGTTTGTGTTGCATCTCTTACAGGTATAAAGTAATCTTGGTCAACTGCCATCTGATTAAATCTTAAATCTACGTTACCAGTTTTAGAATCAACAATTTGATCTCTTTTAAATTTGTTTGCAACTCTTTGTACGTAAGCTTCAACATCCTTATCATCCATGTTACCAACATAAACCTTAAACACACGTCTTTCAGGTGCTCTTGATGTTCTATATATTAACATCGCGTCTTCAGCAAGCACCAACTGTTTCCATATACGTCTGGCCTTTTCTAACATAGAAGTACCATAAGGTAATTTTCTATCATCTCCTAGTAATCTAAAATGAGCTATCTCCCAAGTGTTGAATTCCATGTCTTTGTTTTTCCATACAAACCTTAGATTTTTTTCTTTCATAGATGGAGTTGTATTTGTAGATCTTGTCTCCATACCACGCTCTAATCTTTCGATTTCAATATTTGGTAATTGCATACAACTTACAACTCCTTTTTCAGGATCAAGTTTTAGATATACAAAATTATCACCATACTTACACATGTTTCTTACCCACATTTGTAAGTTTGTGTTTATATCTAAATTATTATTAAATAAATCAACTAAAATACTTTTTATTCTTTTTGATTCAGAATAAACTTGTAAAATATAACCATCATGATTTGATGTTGTAGATTCTTCTGCATATATATCTAAAGCTGTAGATATTTCAGGAGTATATTCCATTGATTCATAATCATAAAAAGCCGATATTCTATTTGGTTCATAATAAACCGCCTGACTATATAAATTATTCTCAATTTTTTTCCAATTGTCATTTAAAAATAAAGTTTGTTGTATCTCTAATTTTTCTGTTTCAAATTGGGACTTATCTGTTGTTTTTAAAATTTCTTTTTTATCAAATTTATAAACAGGATCATCCATCCCCAATAAAGAATTGGGTCCAAATGTTTTGGATAACCTTTGCCAAACCGTTAAATCTTTTTTATTTTCTTCCATATGTAAAATTTAACTTATATTTTTTTAATATAAAGTTTATTGTGATATATTATAATTATATTACATTAGACTAATTTTGTTGTTGTTGTGGTTGTTATGAAATCAATGGTGTTATACTGACTTTTTTTTCTAAAAGTAGGCTCTATTATTTTAACCGAATATATTCCTTCACCATTAACAATCAAGTTTGATCCCCCAATTATTTTTCCACTTTTTTTTCTCCTTATACTACCCATAGCTATAAATATTATTACTTACCAAATAACCAATTATATTTTATATAATCATCTTTAGTTGCCGAATTAATCTCCTTACCTAAATAATCTCTTTTAATATTTAAATTAGGTAACACAGGATTAAAATGTACTTCTTTAGCAACAGAATCATTTGACGCCACAGTCCATGATTCTAACATGACTTTTGCCTGTTGTACTACTTTTTCTAATTTTGTAAATGAAAATTCCCCAACATATATTGCCATTGATATTCCCATTATTAAATCATCATGTTGTCCTTTTTGATGGTCAGGTCTTCCGTTAATATAAACAAATGTATTCATTTCATTATATAACCTAACACTTCTTATTTTAAACTTATGTCTTACCGCCTCCTCAAATGCGGCAATAATTTGTACTCTTTTATTATTAAAGTTTAAACCAGGAATTTTATCCGCCATTTTTGTTGTGTTAGACCAAATACTTGTAGTATCGACTCCATCAACATACAAGTTTTTATAACCTAATTCTTGTAATTTCCTTACTGTAGTTATACCCATACCGCCAGTTATGTCAACAACAACAAAAGCCGAATACATTATTGCCCATTTGTATGCAATTTCCGCCAAAGCGTCTGGAGGTATT